TGGGAGGATTTGAAATTATATATGAAGCTCCTCATGCTAGATTAGTACATGATGGTAGAGAAACAAGAGAGGATCAATTTTATACGCAGAAAGTACGAAGGCATGACAGAAGATTAAGAGGTGGAACAATAACCTCAGTAAGAGATCATGAAAAGAAATATTTTGGTCGTAGACCAAGATTAAATCCAGAAACTGGTGAGTGGAAAGTTGTAAGCACTACAGCTGGAACACCTCAACCTTTTATTGATGATGCTTACAGCAAAGTAATTAAAAGAAAAAAGTATAAAGATATCAGTAAAGAATTAGGACTTGCCTTTCCTGCTAAAATGGGAAGAGGTAGACAAGAGATTCTAAGAAGATTCTTATCAATTTAAAGGAGGCTAAAATGGTAGACGTAAGTAAAGTTACAGCTGAACAAGAATACATCATTGCCAGACATTCTAGGATGATTGGTAAAGTATTAGATTTAGTTGAAGCATCTATGCCAGAGGGAAACCAGCTTGAAAAGCTAAAAAAACTAATTCAAGTTCCGTTATATGACTACAGGAATGAGATGTTGAAGATGGCTAATGGTGAACTCGTAGAAGATTCCACTGAATAAATTATAATTTATTTATAATATTCGTAATATTTATGTAAAAAATACCTTTATTTATAGTATAATATTATAGATAGGCAAAGAGTGCCTATTTTTATATTATAATTCTATAAAGGTCGGGGGTGGCTAAGACCAACCTTGAGAATTAACAAAATTTAAACTTAATTTTTAGTCTGGAAAGGACTGGAAAGGACATAGGAGGTCGAAAGATGTCAGAAGAATTCGCAAATTTAGAGAATCACATGCAAGGTACTAACCTAGCATTATCTGCAGTAGCAGAAGTTCTCGCTAAAATGGATGAAAGACTCACAAAAGAAGAAGAAGACGACAGAATGGAAGAAGAAGAGAAGGCTTTAGAAGCTGAAAAATCAGAATTAGTTAAAGCAGTTGCATCTGAAGTGGTAACAATGCTCAAAGCTGAAGGCGGAGAGAACCCACTAGGAATGGATGTTGACGGAGCTAAAGAAAGGAAAGCTAAAACAATAACGCAACCTCAGTATGATGATGCTCAAAATGCAGCTAACCCGACTACTAAAATAGAAGATCAGCAAGCAACAATTCAAGCAGCCGACATGGATGATGACGATGACAAGAAGGAAAAAGCTGGTGGAATGGTGTCTAAGGATCATGTACCGGGACACGACTCGGATGATGACGAAAAAGAAAAAGGCATGAAATTCAAGGCTGATGATGACGATGACAATGGGTCAGACGAAAAACCTGTTGAAAAAGTAGCTGATGATGACGATGAAGATGATGACGGAATGAAAGCAATGAGGAAAGAACTCGATGCTTTGAGAAAAACCGTTGCAGCTTACGAAGCAAACATGGAGAAAGCCGTTGAAGAACAGTCTGAAGCAAGACTGCGAAAGATGGGCTTTAGAGAAGAGAATGGTTTACAAAGACCAGCTCTACTTAACCAAGACGCGTTAGGAACAGATGGAACTACTCCAATTGTAAAAGCTAATGCAACAAGTGGTGATGTTGTAGAAGACCTAAGTGGTTTGTCTTACAAACAACTAAGGGACTTACAACACAAGATAGATCAAGGTGACACTTCAGGTGTACCAAGAGAACTACTTGGAAACTAAGAATAAATAATTTATTATTGAAAGAACGAGGAGAAATTAATTATGGCTACAAATCCATCATTATCTGAGTATATCGCTCAGTCTCAAAGAGGTCTGTACTCGTCTGTATTCGGACCAGAATACTTACAGAAACAGACTTACTTTACAGTGGACACTGCTACAGGTATTTTTAACACTACCTATGGTAGAAAAGTTTGGCATGCATTAAATAACCAAACTCGTTTCTTCAATGCTATCCCAAGAACTGTTTGGGGTAACACAGCTGGTTGGAGAATCAGGACAGACAGAGGTAGTGGAAGATCACGACCTGTGACTGAAACTGGTGCTCTACCTACAGTTGATGTTTCAGACATCGCAAACGTATCTAGTTTACCTAGAATCGTTTCAACTACTTTCGGTGCTTCAGTGAAATCAGTATTCACTGCACAATTAGAAGGTGGTGTTGGTGATGTTCTTGCATTGGAAAACGAAAACGCACAGCTCGACCACGTTAAAGAAATGAACGAAGAGCTATTAGCAGGATCAGGATACGTTGTATCCGCTGGTTCAACTACTTCAGGTACTGTACCAGCATCAGTTGCTAAGAACATTAAGGTAGGTGACAAGGTTGCTTACTTCGATACATCTGCAAACGACTACATTGACTCATCTGGACTAGCAGTTTCAGCAGTAAACACATCTACGGGTGCTATTACTCACGGAACTGCATCAGCTACTATTGCTGACGGTGACGGTATGATCATTGTAGAAAGAGCAGGACTAACGTCTATTGATGACGTAGTACAATTTGATGGTGCACCAGTAGGTGGATCATTCGACACAAACGCAAACTTCGCAGCAAACGGTGGAGTAAGGGCGTATGACTTAACATTCGGTGACAGACCTTCCGGACAATGGAACGCGGCTGCTACAGTTAAGCACAACAGTGGAGTAGGTAGAGAACTATCTCTAAACTTACTTGACGATTGTATTCAAACAGTAAGAACTAATGGTGGAGAACCAAAACTAATCGTTATGGGACACGACCAATACTTCAAGCTAGAGAGATTACTACAATCACAACAGAGATACTTAGGACAGGAAGAGTACCAAGTTGGTGTAGGTTCTGAAAGAACTTTCCCGGGTACAAGAACTGGTCTAGTTCTCGCTACTTACCAAGGTATTCCAATTCTACCAGATGCTGACACACCAAAAGGTGTAGCAACAGATGACTCAGTATTGGGTTCAAACGTATACGTTTTGGACACAGACTACCTTGAAATAGCTGTGGCACAACCAACACAGTATATAGAAAACAGAGACTACTTCGCAGCTAATGCTCTAGTAGTAAGAGGTTTACTATACACTATGGCAGAAATGCGATGTCACAACTTCTTCACACAAGCTAAGATTACTGACTTAAACGCGTAGTCTAACTTGGAAAGAACATTTTGATGGGTTGGGGAGCTAGTCTCCCCACCCATTTTATAAAAGGAGAAATTAAATTATGGCAATTACAATCACAAATCCCGGATCATCCTCTCCTGTAGTTGGTGTTCCCGGAAACGTAAAATATGTAATTAAAGATATTACTTTCGATGACTCTTATCCAACTGGTGGTGAAGGACTTTCTGCTACTCAATTAGGATTAGAGGAAGTATACATTGTTCTTATTTCACAAAAGTCTGACGGTTATGTAGTACAATATGACTACAGTAACGAAAAGTTAGAGATTTATGAAGCAGGTGCAGATGGTGCTGCATTAGATGAATTAGGTGACACAGCAGATGCTAGTGGTATCGGAATCAGACTAATCGCTTACGGAAAATAAATAATATATAAAGAGCTGCCTATATTATATTTGGTGGTATCATCATATAGTTATAAGCTATATGGGCAGCTTCTTAGACATCCTGATAGATTAGGATAGGTTTAAAGGAGAATTAAATGGCAGGATTCACAAACAGCTACTCAAATTCATGGGAATGGAAAGAGTGGAATACTGATCCCAGCACTCGTACCTCAGTTGCACCACTAGATAGATATGTGGCTCTTAGTGGGTCAGTAGGAACATCCGCAGCAGACGCAGTAAATATTTATGCTGGTCCATATTATAATTTGGATCAAGGAAACACGTCTGCTAACTTAGAATTAGCTACGACTGGTTCACCGGGAATAAATAGAATATTAAATCCATCAATAGAGGACACAACTATAACAGAATTTACAGCAGATGGATCAGCTATATCAAGAACAACTGGAGCACCTTTCTTAGGGTCAGCAGAACTTACAGCAAACCCAGCAAACTCTGCAGCCAAAGAAGGTTTTTATGTAACTACAGATTCTATAGGAGCAGGAGCAGCGGGTGATACATCAGGAAACACCCCGACTTATATTGTAGCATCTGGAATGGTAAGAGGAGCATCAGCATCAGGAGATGCAGTAATGCAGATTACAGACTCAAGCGGGACTGTATTAGCTACTGGTGAAGCAGTTAGTTTAACAACTAGCTACCAAACAATAAAAGTAACTTATAATATACCAGCTGGAACTACACCAGCAACATACAGAGTTAAATGGTGTTCCAACACACAACACAACATTAACATGTTATTTGATGCACTTATGTATGACATTAGACATGATTCACATGTACCAGATTACATAGATGGAAACCTCGCAGGTGGTAATACTTATGAATGGGAAGGTACAGCAGACCTTTCTAGGTCAAGACATATCTCACCTATAGGTGTAATAAGACATGTTAAGATTAAAAACACACATGGTTCACAGAATCTGTTCGTTGCATTTGATGCTACAGCAGAAGCCTCTGCTACTTGTTTAAAATTAGCGGCAGGTGAATCATTTGAAACAAGTCACCCAATAGATTTCAGGAAGAACATTTCAGTAATCGGTAGTGGTGCATCAACAACTTACGAAGGAATAGTATTTGGAATACATACTCCGATAGGATAAAATTATGACTACAATGACTGCAGAAAAAATAGTAAATACTAACAGGGACATGTATCAAAGCGTGTCTGAAGATGCTACCATTTCTTTATTGGAAAAGGCAGAAGGTGGGAAAGTAACAATCAAAGATATCACTAATGCGTTAGATGAATTCAAAAGATTACACAAAGCTGGAATAGCATCGCCTGCAGAAATTATGACATTACACCGAGCTTACCCTGATAATGAAGTTTATCAGAAGGAAGCAAGGAAGCTGGAGAAACGAGAAATCGAACCAGTAGTATTAGGAGGTCCCGCCTCTGTTGAATTAGTAGACAGAGAGGGACACCTGATCACAACAAGTGCTTTAGGAAAGGCATTTGAAAACTACATGAAAAGTTTTAGGACTAGGAACGCTATGGTTCTACACTCTGATGTCCAAGTAGGTTGGGCTTTACCAGCTTACATCAATAAGTCTGGACAGATATTTAAGAGTGGTGTAAATGATAATGGTCTGTTCTTTATTACTGAAATGAGAAATGATACAAAGATCTCTGACAGAGTAAAGGAACAGATAAACGAAGGAAAGCTAAAGTCATACTCTATTGCTGGATCAGCAACTAAGATGCAAAATATGACTAAGGGCTTACAATCTTACATGCAAGTAGATGACTTAGAACTCGCAGAAGTAACAGTATGTGAAAAAGGAGTAAATCAAGGAGCATCTTTTGACTTATTAAAATCAGAACAACCAGCACAGAAATCATGTGCTGATGGAAGCTGCCTAACAAAGTCAGCTCCTGAACCAAGAGAGGAAATAAACATGGTATTGAAATCAAATGGAAACGTAGACTTCACCCAGACTTTCTTTAATTGGCTTTCAAAAGAGAATGGGAAAGCAACTGATCCTCTAGTAGGAGATAAGATGTTTGCTGTTCTTGAAAACTACAGGGGTAGAGAAAAGGAACACCACAATCAATTAGATAGACAAGGTTTTCCAAAGGAACTAGATCCTGAATTTGCTAGAGTAACACCAGTAATGGAAAACCCTAAATACGCCCCATGGGTTGTAGGAGAAGCAGGTTCTAAACTTGGACCAAAGAGGTATCAAGGCGGATCGCTACCAGTAACAAAAGCCTTCTTAGAGTGGATGGAAAAGAGAGATAAAGGAGATGCCTTTGCTATCGCTACTGCTCAAGCTAAAAAGGAAGGCTACAAAGACTTTTCTGAAGGAAGCGAAGGAAGGGAAAAAAGGAACGAACTAGCTGAGAAATTAAAGGAAAGCTAGGAAAGGAGATGTCATCTTACTACGACATCTTAAAAACTCTCTTTCTCAAAGATGGAGCAGAAACTGTTATCTATGAAATAAAAACCGCCAACAAAAGGAAACCAAGAACTACTGGGAAGAAGAACATAGGAATTGGAAGGGGAAGCTATTCCAGAGGAAACAAGAGAACACGCTATGGCACTTATTAAGAAAACAAAGAAATGGGGAACTCACCCTACTCAAATAACTAAATACGACATTCAAAAACAAATAAAGGAAAGGGAACTAAAGGAAAGCTCCCTTGATATTTTGAATGGGAAACCAATAGGAAAGGAAGCAAAAAATGAAACCGACAAATTGTCATGATGAAGAAAACTGTTGCGAAGATTTAGATATTACCTGTGAAAAAGATGAGTGTGTTTGTGAAGAAGAAGATAACTGTAAACTAGAATGTGAAGAAGAACAAGACTTAGAAAAAAGTTGTTGTGGTGGAGAGTGTTGTTTAGATTAGATTAATAATAAACTAATCAAGGAGATACTTGTGAGAGTCAATCTAATTCAAATTATTTGGGAAACGCTGACTTATCTTATAAAGGAAACACTAGGAAAGGTCGCAGACTTAATACTAGGAATACTAGGAAAGGTCAAGTGGATATTAAAAAAGATCCTACCCTTTTAAAACTTTCAAACTTGTCCCCTACTGTAAAAGGTAGGGGATTTTTTTATTACTTGACATGGGTATATTCAATTTGCTATAATTCACTTATAAGATATAAATTAGTATAGGAGATTTATGCAGACTTTTATGCCATACGCTGACATAGATAAAAGTGTCAGATGTTTAGATTACAGAAGATTAGGTAAGCAAAGAGTAGAAGCTATGCAAACTTACAATCAGATTACAAAAGGTAAAGGTGGATATCCACACCACCCTGTAAATAGAATGTGGAAAGATTATCCTGATGCGTTAGCATACTATCACAACACTTGTATAGATGAGTGGATAGATAGAGGATACAATAACACTATGAAACATATTCCACATATCATGAATTTTGATATGCCCGATTGGATCGGAGATGAGAAAGTCCATGCTTCTCACAGATCAAATCTTTTAAGAAAAGACTATGACTTTTATAGTCAATATGGTTGGGGAGAACAATTAGACATGGACTATCATTGGATTTGACATGGCTAATTCATTTATGATAGACTATATTAGAAGTATACAAATTAGTAAAGCGAGGTTTTATTGAGTTTTAGTAATCCACTTTCAGCATTATTTTGGATAATGTTTTTAGGTTTAATAGCAAGTGCAACAGAGGGGTGTATGATAATATGACAAAGACAGAAATATATTTAAAGATATTAGTTTACTTATCCATATTTGGATTAGTGATTGGAGTAATTAGATTATGAGTAGTTTAAAACAAGAATATAGAATGTATCTATCAAAGGACTCTCAATGTTCAATGAGTGAAGTTTTAGATGCAAGAGAGTGCTACTTTTTTAAGATGGGTGGCGATAGTGATTATCATGAATACAATTTAACAGATAGAGCCTATGGAGATATCATTACATTTAAGAATGTATTTGAGATGTGGGTAAATTCATCTGATAGTAATTGGCATCTTGGTAGCCACAAAGACGATTGGTTTAGTGGGGACTTTAGTGAAAGCCATATTGAATATGAGAACCATCATCTAGTTGATGAGGTTGGCGAAACATATGCTGATGCTAGAGCCAATTCTGACTTTTGGTTGACAATGGATTTTAATATGATAAGTGGTGCTAATGGGCAAGTTGGATTTCATACTATGCCTGTAACTGCAAAATTCTTTATACCTGATATCTTGTGTAGAACAAATGATTGGATCAAGGTAATAGAAGAAAGTTTATATGATTGGTGGTATGATAATGATTAAGAAGATATTAAGTCAATGGACTGAACCTACATCAACAAAGCAGTATCAGTTTTATCGTGATGGTATAACTGATGCTTTGCTTTATGGTCGTAGAGATGAGAAGAAATTAGATGAGTTCTTCTTTAGCCATTTTTATAAAAGAGGATATGACTTTGGTATGTGGTTGTGGAATGAACAAGATGAAGATGCTAAAGATGAGAAAGATTATGGAGATAGAATATGAATGAAGTAGAGAAAGCAGAGAAATTATATAGATTGTTAGATGACTTGGCGTGGGAATTTCAAAGAATGACTACAAGTGGTCAGTCAACACTTAACGAAATATATGAAATGGTTGGGATAGAACCTATACTTCCCGAAGATACATTAGACTTTCAATACATGATCAATAGAGTAGAGGGTAAATAATGAGTAATTTAATGGAATATATGATACAGATTGCAGATCAGATCCGAGAATTGCAAGAAGATGCTGATGAGAAGATGGAGATTATACTGAAAGAGATCGCATTAATTCAAGCCAAATTGCATGAATTAGATGAGAAAAAAGAGTATAATAGTAATATAGATAAATACATAAAACGAAAGTAGGGCAAATATATGCAAGAACGAAATTCAAGACCTGATGATAATAAACCACCTTTATTATCAGAGGGATCAAGTAAAATAATATCTTTGACTAAAGAAGAAAGTTTATTCTTAGATGACTCTTTTACAGTTATTATTGATGGCGAACAGATGCGTGGCTTGACTACATTAAGAGGTATGTCAGGACAAGCAAGTGTTCCTGTATCAATGGATCTAATAAGCAAAGTAGGTAGTGCAGTATTGTTTACCACCGATAGAAGTAATGGTGGCAAAGAAGCATTAGTTGAAGTAGATGAAGCTGACTTACTTGCTTTGAGAGAGGTAGCAAATAGTCAAGCAAGATTTGATGGTATCCCTGTTGGATACAATCTAAAGAGAAAGATATTAGCTTTACTATTGGAGAATGAATATGCCTATGAAGTCAAGAAACAGAAAGACTTTAGGTATTGGTTGAGAGCATTAAATCAACTAGCACCGAAAAGAAATTATGATCAGACTAAATGGATAGAAGATATAGAAGAACTTAATGAGGAGAAGAATGGAAATTAATAGCATCTATATTGCTATCATAGGTTGGACTTCCATTATGGTTACAATACTAACAGGATTGTTATTGTATACTAATTGGAAGATTTTAAAGATAACTAATTCAATCTATGATCAAGCAAGAGCAACAAGAAAAGAATTACAGAAAGCAAACATAATAAATAAAGATATTAAAAGATTTATTGGTGGTCGTTGATGACTATCTTAAATATATTAATTTCAACAGGGGACTTGACAAGTCCCTTTTTATTTTGCTATAATGTCATTAAATCAATAATTTATAAATAGGAGTAAATATGAGTTACGAAGATAATACTAAATATGAATTTATATTTTCAGTTCCATGCTACATGAATTATACCATAGTAGCAGAGAGTGAAAAAGAAGCTAGGACAATACTTGAAGATGGTGGTATTGAAATTGATGGCGAATACTTTGAGTGTCCTGATGGCGATTTATCTCTAGAGCCTGAAGATTATGGAGATGCAGAACTAATAGAACAGTTGGAGATATAATGATTAAAGTATATTTTGAAACAGATAGTACATCAGAATTAGTGGCTACATTTGAACATGAGAGTCATTACATAGCTTGTTTACCGATACTACAAGAATTGGCTAAACAAGAAAATTGGTCAACAGTATCAGAGTCGGTTGTTACTGAAAGACTTTTTCATAGTCAGGAGATGTAATGGATCTAAGTAAATACGAACCGAAGATAGAACTAG